CTCATCGTTTAACTTCTTTGATATAAAATATCAAATGATGTTGAATGACATAGCAGACTTGCAGAACTTCGCAGGGGACTTAGCATATTACGAACAAATGCAACAGTATTTGTCAATACTAGACATGAAACTAAATGGAACGCCACAAGTCCAATGGTCTAGACATCAAGACAGATTACACATATTCGGAGACTTTCATGATAAAGACATAAAGGTTGGTGAGTATGTGGTTGCAGAAGTTTATACCATAATAGATCCAAATACTCACACATCGATTTATAATGACATGTGGTTAAAAGATTACACCACTGCATTATTCAAACAACAATGGGGAATGAACTTAATTAAGTTTGAGGGAGTTTCATTACCAGGCGGTGTAACATTTAACGGAAGACAGTTATATGATGATGGTACAACAGAGTTAGAAAGGTTAAGAGAGACAATTAGACTAGAACATGAAATGCCTGTTGACTTTTTTATAGGATAATATAATGGCTCGTAACCTTTACTTCTCGGAAAAAGTAAGATCTGAAATGGATCTCTATGCAGACTTAGTCATAGAGGCACTAAAGATCTATGGACAAGATGTATACTATTTACCGAGAGATTTGGTAAACGAAGATGTACTGTTAGGAGATGATGTTTCATCTCGATTCCCAACATCTCATAAGATAGAGATGTACATAGAGAATGCAGAGGGGTTTGATGGAGAGGGAGATCTGTTTACTAGGTTTGGTGTAGAGATCAGAGACGAAGCAACTTTTGTAGTTTCACGTACAAGGTTTTCTGCACAAGTTCGTAGACCAGACAATGACATTGATACTGACAGACCTACGGAAGGAGACCTGATCTATCTTCCTTTAGCAAACAAGATGTTTGAAATACAACACGTAGAGCATGAACAACCATTCTATCAGATAGAAAACTTACCTGTCTACAAAATGCGTTGTACACTCTTCGAATACAGTGGAGAGGATTTTGATACAGGTATTGAAGACATTCAAGATATCGAGAAGACAGGATCTTATCAGTATGTCTTGTCTGTCATACCTACAGGATCTGGTGCGGCGACTGCAACATTAGACTTTCCAGTCTTAGATAGTGGTGTTCCTGTTGTCGGTACTGTTGACAGTTTAACTTTGACAGACAGTGGTAATTACTATGCATCATCACCAACCATAAGATTTATCGGTGGTGGAGACTCATCGTTCTCACTAGGAGATAGTGCCACCGCGACTGCGGCCGTAACTGGTGGAAGAATTACTGGAATAACCTTGGTGAGTGGTGGTACTAACTATGCTACTGTACCGAGTGTAAACTTCTCTGGTGGTAATACTGGAGTTGATTCTGCATACAGTGTCGGTGATACAATTCAACAAACTCTCTCAGGTAATATCAATATCACTGGAGAGATACAGAGAATCGTCAATGACTCTGCAGGTGACTCATCACAACACATTTACTTAGCACATGTTGGTGCAGATGATGGTAAATATCATAATTTTGTAACTGGTAGTGAGATAATAAATATAACTCAAGGTGGTATAGTAGGACGCGGATTAACAGTCACTGGAGTTAGAGAAGACAATAAGATATCTGAAACTGAACAGAACGACATATTCAGAGACTTCAGTGATGACTTCTTAGATTTCTCAGAAGACAATCCATTTGGCGATGCGGAGAATAATTAATGTTTGGTACACATTTCTATCATGAGAAGATAAGAAAGTCAGTCTCTATATTTGGAAGACTGTTTAATAATCTTTATGTAATCCGCAAAGATGCTTCTGGTGGAGTTTTAAATCAATTAAAAGTTCCTCTCGCATACGCACCTAGAAAGAAATTCTTAGAGAGAATTAGACAACAAGGGGATCTATACACAGACGAAAAGACTTCTATAAAACTTCCTCGTATGTCTTTTGAGATTACAAGTTTGACATATGACAACACACGACAGTTAGCAAAGACCAGTACTTTCAAAGGTCGTGGTCAAAAACTTACAGACTCAAATGCATTCCCTAAGGCGCAGAAGTTTTTTTCACCAGTACCTTATACAATCACCTTTGATCTAAGCATATATGCAAAAAGTCAAGATGATGCTCTACAAATCGTTGAACAAATATTACCTACGTTTAATCCACAGTATACTGTAACGATAAAAACATTTCCAGAAGAGTATCCAGATTTTAGAGAAGACATACCTGTAATAATTTCAGGTGTAACTTTCTCTGACGATTTTGAAGCAGCGATGGAACAAAGAAGAACGATCATATACACATTATCTTTTGAAATGAAAATATCTTTCTTCGGCCCAATCGCAAATTCAACTGTCATTAGAAAATCAATCGCAGACATTTTCTTCCGTGATGCAGGTGCAGAGGGTGACTCTGATATACGTGCAGAAAGATTGACAGTGACACCAAACCCAACTACTATAATCGGAATGCCCGATAGTGACTATGGATTCGATACTCTTATCGATCTAGCCTTTGATGATAGTGCATAAGGAGAAATAAATGCCCATCACATTAAGAAACACGAAAGGCAGTGAACTTACCTTCGCAGAACTAGACGGCAATTTCACACACCTTGAATCTGAAATAAACAGTGGAACGGATTCTTCCACTATAAAAACTTTCATAGATACTACGTATGTTACTGGTATTGTCGATCAAACTTACATAGAAGGAATAGTAGATTCCGCATTTGTAAATGCTAGAGTTAACACACTAAATTCACTAGACTCTGCAGAAGCAATACAGTTGATTGATAGTGCATATGTTCAAGCACGTCAAGTAGATATCAGAGACTCTGCTTTTGTAACAGATATTATAGACTCTGCGTACATAATAGCAAGACAAGAAGACAACCAAAGAGACTCCGCATTTGTAACTAGTATAGTAGACTCTGACTATGTGCAGACGTTTGCAGATACAATGAAGTTACGTCCATACACAGTTGCAACTGTACCATCTGGGGTTGAAGGTCAATTGATTTTTGTTACGGATGGTAATGCAGGGGATGCGACACTAGCATTATTTACTGGAGGATCTTTTAAAGTTGTATCTACAATTGGTGCCACAATACTAGACTCTGGAGGCGGATTCTAATCCGATGACAAATGAGTGATGATGAAAAAATAAATAATGATTATGATTATTCTCGTGACACTTTATATGAGTTGATCGAAAAGGGAAAAGACGCACTAGAAAATATGATAGAGGTTGCTCGTGAATCCGAGCATCCTCGTGCATATGAAGTATTATCTGGTTTAATTAAAAATGTTGCAGATGTCAACGATAAACTACAAGATTTAAATAAGAAACAAAAACAATTGAACGATGAAGAGAAACCACAGGTAGAGAATCAACAGAATAACTACTACTTAGGTTCTACCTCAGATATTCAAAAGATGCTAAGAGAAGATAATGTGATTGATGTTGAAGCAGAAAGAGTCATATCTAGGGAACCCTAACGTTAAGAGAGACGGTGTCCTTCAACAGTGGACTCCAGACTTATTACAAGAATATAAGAAGTGTATGAATAATCCCATATACTTTGTAGAAACTTATGTAAAGGTTATCTCTCTAGACGATGGGATGGTTCCCTTTATCTTATATCCATATCAAAGGAGAATGTTTGAACAATTCCAAGAAAACAGATTCAGTATCGTCCTCGCATGTAGACAATCTGGTAAAAGCATTAGTGCATGTGCCTACCTCCTTTGGTACGTTCTTTTCAACCCAGAAAAAACAGTCGCAATCCTCGCAAACAAAGGTGCGACTGCACGTGAAATGCTTAACCGCATTACACTCATGTTGGAGAACATTCCGTTCTTTCTTCAGCCTGGATCGAAAGCACTCAATAAAGGTAGTCTCGAATTTTCTAACAATTCACGTATTCTTGCCGCTGCTACTTCTGGGAGTTCCATTCGTGGTATGTCTGTCAACCTTCTATATCTTGATGAGTTTGCTTTCGTAGAACGTGCCGCAGAATTCTATACATCCACATATCCAGTTATCTCTGCAGGTAAAGATACCAAAGTTATTGTAACATCTACTGCAAATGGTATTGGTAATCAGTTCCACAAAATCTGGGAGGGATCTGTACAAGAGATAAATGAGTTCAAAAGTTTTCGTGTGGATTGGTGGGATGTACCAGAACGAGACGAGAAGTGGAAAGAACAAACTATATCCAATACAAGTCAATTACAGTTTGATCAGGAGTTTGGTAACACATTCTTTGGAACTGGAGATACACTTGTAAACGCAGATACATTACTTAACCTACGTGCGAAACCCCCGAAAAGATATATGGAAGGTGGTCTACTAAAGATATATGAAGAACCACAAAAGGGACATGACTATGTCATGACCGTGGATGTTTCAAAGGGAAGAGGGCAGGACTACTCTACATTTACTCTGATCGATATTAGCGTTCGCCCGTTTGCACAGGTTGCTGTATATCGCAACAACACTATCTCGCCATTGCTCTTCCCGAATATTATTTATAAATATGCAAAACCCTACAATGATGCATATGTTGTTGTGGAGTCAAATGACCAAGGAACAGTGGTGTGTAATGGATTATATCATGATTTAGAATATGAGAATATGCACGTAGAATCCTCAGTAAAAGCAAATGCAATAGGAATAGAGATCAATCGTAAGACTAAACGTCTAGGTTGTTCTGCAATAAAAGATATTTTAGAAACAAACCGCTTGACAATTAACGATGATAATACTATATTAGAGATCTCAACCTTTGAGGCAAAAGGACAATCATACGAGGCCTCAGATGGAAACCATGACGATTTGATGATGAATCTAGTTTTGTTTGGGTATTTTGTATCTACACAGTACTTTTCTGATATGACAAACATTAATCTAAAAC